GAACTTTCCGGAACGGGTAAGCTCACGTTGTCAAACGACGAAATGGTGGCACTCTATCAAGATGTTACCGTTGAAAATGGGCGTTTCTCATTCTCAATGGGAAACGTGGTAGCTACTGGCACTTACTACCTTGAAATTAAACTGGATGGACATATTTTCCCATCTAATAATTTTAAAGTGAAAGTGAAGAACTCGTTGAATGCAGATAGTGCTATCCCATCGGACAAGAGCCCTAAATTAAAGTTACTAGTGGATGAATTGCGAGATTCCGGGTTGATTACTGGTGGCAGTGAAATTACGGAAGACCTCGTAAATGTCTACAATCTTGCTAAAATCTGAAAGGAATAATTAAATGAGTAAATTACACGATTTCGCCCAAGCAGTCGGAGCAGATATCAAAGAAATCAAGGCAGCATTGGCTGGCAAGGCTGAGAAAGGTGAAGTGACCACTAACGGCATCACTCAAGAACAACTTAACACCGCAATTACACAGGCTAAGGCTGATATCATCGGTAATGCACCGGAAGAGCTTGATACACTCAAGGAAATCGCTGATAAAATCAGCGCAGCGGGTGGCAATACTGATAGTGGCATCATTACGAAAATGACCGAATTGGGAACTCGTATCGACACAATCGAGCAAGAAGACCTTGTGAGCGTATATAACACAGCGAAAAACACCCTCTAAGGAGGTTGATTTATGAGCAATTTAAGCAAGGCCATTGAAGCCATTGGCCGCGATATCGGTGAAATTAAAGGGAAACAATCTTCATCGTTGTCTATCGGTCAAGCGTATGGGTTATTTCCAACATATAACAACTTTTTCCTACAGGTTCTAGAACAAAATAAATTTGCGGAAGACCCACTTGTAACCAAATCTCAATTACCTACAAACGAAATTGACACTTTAAAACAGAAGGTCGAAGAGTTGGAGAGAACTATCTCGGAGATTAAACAATCTATTCAAAAATAATTATGAGAAAGGAGACCTATGACATCTAAAACACAGTTATTAAACGCGCTTGAAAGCCTAGTCAATCAACGTGTAACCGTGCCTACCAATCCTTATGGTGGTCAGTGCGTGGCTTTGATTGACAACGTGTTGCAATATCAAGGCTTGTTTAATCTTAATTTCAGCTACTTAAACGCTATTGATGCGTTAAGCCGTGCTGAAAGTCTAGGTTTGAAAGTCACTTACTTTAACGGTGCGAATAACCCACCGGTAGGCAGTGTTTGGGTAACTAACTGCTTGCCATATCACCAATTCGGGCACATTGGTTTCGTGGTCGCAGAAAACCCAGACGGGACAGTCACCACAGTCGAACAGAATATCGACGGCAACGGTGATGCTCTATACAACGGTGGGTGGACACGCAAGGTAACACGCAATCTTGATAGCGCCGGTAATTTCAGCTATATCGACTGGAGTGCACCAAGTCAGCAAATGGTTGGGTGGTTTGAATTGCCGTTTGACGGTATGGCACAAGATAATTATTTTATCGACGTATCAGCATACCAACCGGGAGACTTGACTGGTATCTGTCAAGCGTCTGGCACTAATAACACGGTTATTAAAGTAACCGAGGGTGTGGGCTGGGTTAGCTCAGTAGCTACTCAACAAACTAACACAAGTAATTGTATTGGTTACTATCACTTTGCACGATTCGGTGGAGATGTAGCAACGGCGCAAGCTGAAGCTAATTATTTTATCAGTAATCTGCCATCACACCCACGCTACTTAGTGTGTGATTATGAAGATGGGGCAAGCGGTGATAAGCAAGCGAATACTAATGCAGTCCTAGCGTTTATGGATGTTTGTAAATCAAACGGCTTTGAACCAATCTATTACAGTTACAAGCCGTATACACTAGCTAATGTGTATGTAGATCAAATCACTGCACGCTATCCAAATAGCCTATGGATTGCAGCGTACCCAGATTATGAGGTACGCCCAGAGCCATATTGGGGCGTGTATCCAAACATGGAACACACACGCTGGTGGCAGTTTACATCAACCGGCTTAGCTGGTGGATTGGATAAAAATGTTGTTATCATCAATGACGGTGATAGTTTAGTAAATCAGAAAGAGGAAGAAGAAAATATGGATTATGTATTGCGTAGCGAAAGCGGAAGCCAAGGATATCTTGGTGTAGTTAATGGTCGTGTATTTGGTATCGGCTCAATGGGAACAGTAGACGCTCTACGTTCAGCGGGAGCTAAACACTTGACCTTGCCAGACGATGATTTTGACCGCTTCTTGAATAGTCAGTCAAATGATACGGCAGCAGTCTCTAAGGCAATCAATGAAGCTAGCGCATCGGTTGTTAAAGCGATTGAAGAACGTGCACAAGCTACACAAGGCCAAACTGGAAAATAGATCACGAACAAAAATAAAATAAAAGGAGTATATCACCTCCCGACAGACCACAGTTCGGACATCATGGTGGTAGTGGTCGAAGCCTCAGCATTGTGCTGGGGCTTTTTTATTTGTTATAAATTCGGATTGTGGTATAATTGAGGTATCTTTATAAGTGTTCTAAAACCCGACATAATATGGCTTGCCTGCCAGTGTGTTGCGTTTTAGTTGTGAATGCTTAAAGGCTTGTGAGTTTGGCGACTGCTAAGGCCTTTTTTTGTGCTATAATATACATGAAACGACAATCCCCCTGCATCCACTATGGACAGATACGCTCTGACGCAGGGTTTTTTATTTTTTTTGTGTTAAAATTAATAGGAATAGCTGTGGATAATCTTACGGGACCCATTTGCGGAAAACATCTCTTGTTAGGAGGTGTTTTTTATTTTTCTGTGGTATAATATACCTACAGCAAGCAAGCCTTGACTGTTCCAAAGACTGATTGAGCTCAGCGCCATGTAAGCTATGTGCACGTAGCCCGATGGAATTTTCTGGAAAGGATTGTTTCGACAGTCCTTTTTGTGTTATAATAGTATTGGTTTTGAGAATAGCCTTCATAGGTAGATGCCGCCCTTTTATGGGTGGTTCTTTTTTTGTCCACCTTTCTGTCCACCTTTTTCAAAAAACTACGAAAATAAATAAAAATAAAAACTATAAAAACCTAGTAAAGTCAAGCCTTTGTAGTTTTCATTTATTTTTATATTTTACATCTTTTCGTTGGCAGGGGACATTTTTAAGCCTTTAACCATGCGGTTTTAAAGCGTTTTGTCCACATTCTGTCCACATTTGTTTTATTTTTTCATCGTTTCGTGATTTCTGTTCTTGTAACTGGTGGGCGTAAACCTCTAGTGTAATGTTTAAGTTCTCATGCCCTAAAACTTGCGACACGGAAATCAAGTCGATATCATGGGCTATTAAGTAGCTAGCGTAAGTATGCCTTAACGAATGGACACGCACCTCACGACCAACAATTTTCCGCAAGGTTTTATTAACTGCATTGTTGGATAGTGAAGGTAGTAGTCTGCCGTCTTCAGTAGGTGGTAGTTGGTCAATAAAATTTATAAAATCATCATCAAGCGGTATCTCTCGGATACTGCTTTTTGTTTTTGTCGGTAGAAAGCCAGTGTTATTTTTATAGTCCCACGTTTTATTGACTGATAACATGCCAGTGTCTCTGTTGATATCATCCACCGTTAAGCCTAGACACTCAGCAAAACGGATACCAGTTTTAGCTATGATATAGAGTGCTGCATAAGACGCATACTCTGGATGTTTGCTTGCCTCATAGATCAATCGCTCGTATTCTTCGACCTCCAGGAATTTCGTTTCGATATCACGCCCTTTGTTCTTAGCATTGATTTTAGCGAATTTACAAAAGTTGCGTTTGATATATCCTTCATGCACTGCCATTTCAATACATGATTTGACATGCACATTAAAACGCTCGACAGTATCTTGAGCGTGAGTTTTAGCGTAGCTATTCAGCACACGCTGGTATTGTGTAGCAGTAACAGATTTCAGTTTCTTGTCACTAAAGAATAATTCTATCTTGCGTTGAGTGTTGATATATGCCTTATAAGTTATTTTTGAAACGGTAGGTTTCTTATAAACTTCGCACCATTGCTTAAAATAAGCGTAAAGAGTAATATCTTCATCCACATTCAAGCCGTCTTGTATTTTCAGCTCCATCTCAGCAGCAGCCTTGATGGCATATACGGCATCATAAGCATCTGCAGCAAACTGAATCGGGGTGTCCTTATACTTCTCTTTGTAATTCTTTACAAAGTTTACGGTCAAATCATCTTTTGCATCCGCAGCAAACGGAGTTAAGAGCATTAAGCCTTCAGCAAGCTTTGTATCAAAGTTTTCCACATTCAGGATACCGTCCATACCGTCACATCCGAAGAAGGTCGGCTTATAGCCCATGGTATTTGCCTGGGTAAGAACCAAAGCCGCCTCTGTATAGTAGAAGGGAAGGAAAACCAAATCCGCACCGGAATCCTTCATCTTCTGTAACTGCGTGGAAAAATCCTTGTTGGAATCCGCAGTAAACTGCTCATCGGCAACAATCTCGAGTCCCTGCTTCGGAGCTTCTTCCTTGAAAGAATCATGTACACCGGTAGAATATACGTCAGAAGAATCATAAATGATACCGATCTTGGTTCCCAGCTTATGAGAACCGATATACTGTGCAGACTTCGCTCCTTGTGCAGGATCAGAGAAGCATACACGGAAGACATTCTTCGGTGCAGTTACTTCCAAAGCGGAACCCGACGGAGAAAGAATAAACATATTAT